ACCGGGCGAACCCGGACACGGTGCTGCTGGACCCCTCGGCGAACGACTACATCCTGAGCTTGCAGCGGCGGGGGTACGCGGCGCGCAAGGCGAACAACGATGTGGCGTTCGGGATAGGGCGGGTGACGACGGCGATCGCGGACGGGATGACGGTGGATCCGGGGTGCGTGAACCTGATCGCCGAGTTCGAGTCGTACCGGTACCCGGACGGGCGCCAGCACGACGACCGGCCGGTGAAGGAGGGGGATCACGCGATGGACGCGCTGCGATACGGGATTGCGTCGGAGGCCGAGGCTCTGACGGGTCCGCTGATGGTGTAGAGGGGTGGGCGTGATGGGGAATGCGATAACGAGGTACCTTGAGCGGCTGCAGCCGGCGGCGCGGGCGTTCGTGCCGGGGCCGGGAGCGGTGGATCCGTCGCTGGTGACGTTCGGGGTTGACCCGGACGTGTTCAGCCCCGAGATCTACGCGGAGTACCTGGCGACCAGCAACGGGGTGTACGCGTGCGCGAAGCTGCGGGCGACGCTGCTGTCGAGCCTGCCGCTGCGGCACTACCGGCTGCAGGGGGACGGGAGCCGGGTTGAGGTCGAGCGCGGGCGGCTGCACGAGCTGACCCAGAAGGTGAACCCGTACTGGACCTTCAACCGGCTTATGGAGATGACGGAGCTGAGCCTGTCGGTGTGGGGCTCGGCGTACTGGTTCATCGAGCGGGGAGCGTCCGGCACGGGCGCGCCGCGGGAGCTGTGGTGGGCGCGGCCCGACCGGGTGCGCGTGGTGCCGCATCCGACCGACTACGTGAGTCACTTCCTGTACGAGCCCGTCAACGGGGCCGCGCCGATCCGGTTCGAGCGGGAGGAGGTGGTGTGGCTGCGCTACTCCAACCCGATCGACGAGTTCAGCGGGCTGTCGCCGCTGGCGGCGGCGCGGATTGCCGCGGACGTGAGCGGCGCGGCGATGAAGTCGAACCGCAACCTGTTCAGCCAGGGGATCCAGATGGGCGGGCTGGTGATGCCGACGGGCAGCACGCCGCTGACCGAGGACCAGGCGCGGCAGCTTGAGGAGTCGCTGACCCGGCGCTTCCGCGGCGTGGACAAGGCGCACCGCTGGGGCGTGATGCGGATCGAGACAAAGTTCCAGCCGATGAGCCTGTCGCCGAAGGACGCCGAGTTCCTCGGGGCGATGAAGACCAGCCTCGAGGACATCGCGCGGGCGTATGGCGTGCCGCAGGATCTCGTGGGCGGGCAGCGGACCTACGAGAACGTGCAGGCGGCGATGAAGATTCTGTGGCAGCACACCATCGTGCCGGAGGCGCGGTTCATTGCCACCGAGCTGACCGAGCAGCTGCTGCCGATGTTCGCGGGAGCGGACGGCGCGGACCTCTGCGAGTTCGACCTGAGCCAGGTCGATGTGCTCAAGGAGGACCAGATGCTGGCGTGGACCATCGCGAAGGAGAAGCTGGCCGCCGGCGTGATGACGATCAACGATTACCGGGGCGAGGTGGGCGAGGACCCGGTGGCGTGGGGAGACGCGTGGTGGGCGCCGATCAGCGTGCAGCCGGTGACGAGCGGGGAGACGCCGATGCTGCCCGCGCCGGCGGCGCAGCCGGAGCCCGACGTTGCGCCGGAGCCGGGGCAGCCGGACGAGGACGGAGACATCGAGGACGATCAGCCGCGGGCCGCGGCGGCGGGCGCCGCGCGGATCGCCTACGGGGGCGAGGAGCACCGGCGGATCTGGGAGGCCTACGTGCGGGCGGTGACGCCGGGCGAGGAGACGGCGAGGCGGGCGGTCGAGGACCTGATGCGGCGGCAGCAGCAGAGCGTGCTGGACACGCTGCGGCGGCGGGGCGCGCGGGCGGCCGAGGAGGCCGCGGCTGATCCGTTCGACCGGGCGCGGTGGGTGCGGCTGTTCCGGGTGACGATGCGGCCGGTGCTGACCGAGATCGCGGACGGGGCCGGCGCGGACGCCGCGGCCGACATCGGCGGCGGGTACAGCTGGAACGTGAGCGACCCGAACGTGCGGCGGGTGCTGGAGCGGCGGGCGCAGCGGTTCGCGATCGAGGTGAACGAGACGACGTGGGAACGGCTGCGGCTGTCGCTGTCGGAGGGCGTCGGGGCCGGGGAGGGCGTGCCGGAGCTGGCGGCGCGAGTTGAGCAGATCATGGGCGCGCGGATCCGGAGCGACGCGCGGACGATCGCGCGGACGGAGACGATCGGGAGCTACAACGAGGGGCGGCTGGAGAGCTGGCGGCAGAGCGGCCGGGTGGCGGGCAAGGTGTGGATCGCGGCGCTCGACGAGCGGACGCGGGACACGCACCTGGCGGCGCACGACCAGGAGGTCGGGTTTGGTGATCTGTTCCTCGTGGGGGACGGGGCGGGACCGGCGCCGGGGTCGATCGGTCTTCCGGAGGAAGACATCAACTGCCGGTGCGCGATGGCGGCGGTGCTGCGGGACCAGTAACGGAGCGGGGTGTGCTACGCTAGGGAACAACTGACGAGGCGGCGACGGGCCGCCGGCGCGACTTGGCAACAGGTCGCACCGGCGGCCCGTTTCGTTTGCGGGGTGGGCATGACGAAGAACTTCATCCGGGCGTACCGGGCGGACAACCAGGAGCCGGGGGGTCCGCTGCGGTTCGTGGCGGCGACCGAAGCCATCGGCCGGGACGGTCTGGTGATCGACTCGGGCGGCTGGCAGCTGGACAACTACCGGGCGAATCCGGTGGTGCTGTGGGCGCACGACTACACCGGCCAGCGGCCGCCGATCGGGCGGGCCGACATCGCGGTGGACGGCGACAGCGGGAACCTGATGGCGGACATCACGTTCGACGCGGGCGACCCGTTCGCGGCGGACGTGGAGCGCAAGTACCGCAGCGGGTTCCTGAACGCGGTGAGCGTCGGCTGGAACACGCTGGAGCTGAAGCCGGCGAGCGACGGGCGGTCGCTCGGCACGGTGACGAAGGCCGAGCTGCTGGACATCTCGGCGGTGCCGGTGCCGGGCGATCCGGGGGCGCTGCTGGAGCGGCAGGCGCGGGCGCTCGCCGATCTGGGCGAGACGCTGGCGCGATTGACCGATGAACCCGAGACCGCGGCCGAGCGGGGAACGCCGGGGGAGGTGGATTGGGCGGGGACGGCGCTGCTGATGGCGCGCCTGTACCTCGACATCGCCGAGGAGCCCGACGACGAACGGCGGCGGACGTGGGCGCGGCTGGCGCGGCGCTACGAGCGGCACGGGAAGACCGCGCCGGAGTGGATGCCGCGGGCCGAGGTGAGCGTGCTGGGGGAGGCCGAGCTGCGCGGGCTGTTCCTGGAGGGGGAGATGGACCTGATCCCGACCCTCGCCGGGGAGCAGCGGGCGGGCGCGGTGCTCTCGGCGCGCAACCGCGGCGACCTCGAGCAGGCGGTGACGCTGATCCGGTCGGTGCTGGATCGCGCCGAGGTGCTCAAGGAGACGCAGCAGGAGGCGGACGGGGAGTCCGCGCGGGCCGTGGCGGCGCTTGAGTCGCTGCGGGCGAAGCTGAAGGGATAGGGGAAGACGATGAGCGAGCAGAACAGCAACCCGAACGTGGTCGAGGAGCTGGTGAAGGACATCAGCGCGCGGCTGGACAGCATCGGCGAGGCCGCGAGCGCGGACAACGTGCGCTCGATGGTGTGCGAGAGCTTTCAGGATCTGCTGGCGGACGAGGAGTTCGTGCGCAAGATGAAGTTCGCGCGGGGCGCGGACGAGCTGGTGGGCAGCAAGTTCGCCCGCCACAACCTGAGCGCGAGCGACATCGAGTTCGTGTACGACCTGATGACCGCGCGCCAGCGCAGCGGCCTCGGGGCGGGACCGAGCGAGGAACTGGGCAAGGCGTTCAACGCGGTCTCCGAGGCGTACTACCTCGACGAGGCCGAGGTGCGCCGGATCGACCGCCAGGCCATCGACGACCTGTTCCCGCGGGTGCCGAAGACCCGCGCGCAGGCGATGGCGAAGGCCGAGGCGATCCGCGCGATGGACACCGCGGAGAGCGGGTTCGGGCAGCAGCTCATCGGGGCGCAGTACGTCGGCGACCTGTGGCAGGCGGCGCGCGCCGAGAGCCGGGTGTTCGGGCTGATCGACACCTTCGAGATGACCGCGCCGACCGCCTACCTCCCGGTGGAGGTTGACGTGCCGGAGCTGCTGCTGGTCAGCGAGAGCACGGCCAACAACAGCAGCAACTACAGCACCGTGAAGACCGGCAGCCAGCGGGTGCAGGTGGACGCGAAGAAGTTCGTCATCCACCAGATGTGGAGCGGCGAGATGGAGGAGGATTCCATCATCCCGTTCGTGCCGTTCCTGCGCCGCCAGGCGGGGCTGTCGCTGGCGCACTACAGCGACAGCGCGGTTCTCAACGGCGACACCACCAACGCGGCGACCGGGAACATCAACCTCGACGACGCGGATCCGGCGGACACCAAGCACTACCTGGCGTTCGACGGCATCCGGCACGCGGCGCTGGTGGACAACACCGGCAACCGCACCGACGCGGCCGGCACGGTGAGCTTCACCGCGCTGCGCAACCTCCGCGGGCTGATGATCGACAGCTCGAACATCGTGGACTGGGGCCACCCGACCAACCCCGACGACCTGGTGTACGTGGCCGATCCGGCGACCGCGGACCGCATCGCCACCATTGACGAGGTGATCAAGGCGAAGCAGTTCGGCGCGCTGAACGCCAATCTGCTCAACGGCGAGGTGGGCCGGATCATCGGCCACCCGGTGCTGAGCTCGATGGCGGTGAGCAAGACCGAGGCCGACGGCAAGGTGAGCACCACCGGGGGGAACAACACCCTCGGGCAGGTGGTGTGCTTCAACCGCCGGGCGTTCACGGTCGGGTTCCGGCGCCGGGTCCGCATCGAGACCGAGCGCCTGCCGGCCACCGACCAGAACCGGATCGTGTACTCGGTGCGGATGGGCTTCGGCCGGTTCACCCCGACCGGAGCGGCCTCCGGGATCGAGGCCGCGGCGGTTCTGTACAACATCACCCTCTAGCAGGCGAGGCGGGGCGGGAGCGATCCCGCCCCGCCGGAGGAGCGAGCGATGAGCCAGATCGAACTCGGGACAAGCAAGGGGCAGCTGGTGGCGCTGGCGTTCGGGCAGGCCAACGTGAGCGCGAGCCAGAGCGACGTGCAGCTGGTGGGCAACCAGGGCGACGGGTACACGATGCCGTGGGCGGGCGAGATCGTGGGGATCAGCTACGGGCTGAGCGGCGCGGCGAGCGCCGGGCAGCTGACGGTGGGGCCGACGATCGACGGCACCGAGCAGACCGATCCGAAGCTGACGATCACGACCGGCACCAGCGGGTATGACCTGGCCACGCGGGGCACGGCGCGGTTTGCCGCGGGAGCGCGGATCGGGGCCGAGATCACCACCAACAGCGGCTGGAACGGCACGACCGCCGAGCTCGACGTGGCGGTGTGGGTGATCCAGACCATCGAGGGCATCTGATGGCGGCGTACCGGGTGACGATGACCTACAGCAGCGCGGGGCGGGCCTACGAGGCCGGCGACGTGCTGGAGCTGGACGACGAGACGGCGGCGTGGATGCAGCGCGACGTGCCGGGATGCCTGGAGGCGGTGAAGGCCGCCCCGGCGCCGGCGCAGGAGCGCGCGGCGGCCGCGCCGGAGCACGACCGGATGACCCGCGGCGCGGGCCGCACCAGGGGAGCCCGGTAGATGCCCACCTACGGGACGCTGGCAGCCGTGAAGGAGATCCTGCGGGCGGACACGGCGTCCACGTTCAACGCGGACCAGGAGGCGCGGATCACGAGCCTGCTGGCGACCGCATCGCAGTACATCGAGGCGCAGACCGGGGCGGCGTTCGGGGTCTCGGCGAGCGAAACGGTGGTCGTGGAGCCGAGCGGAAGCGACGGCTCGGCGCTGTTTTTGCCGAAGGGCATCCGCAGCGTGACCTCGATCACGGAAAACCCGGACTGGAGCGGAAGCGCGTGGACCGGAGGGACGGCGCTGGCGGCCTCGGAGTACCGCGTGGCGGGCAAGGCGCAGCAGCAGGCGTTCTTCCGGATGATCAGCCGGATCAACGGAACGTGGAGCGGGCTGTACGTGATCGTGGGGGTCTGGGAAGACCAGTACCCGACGGTTCCGTCGGACATCACGAACACGGCGAACACGGTGGCCGCCGAGCTGTTCAAGAAGCAACAGGCGAGCCCCGCGGGGCAGATCGGGCCGGACGGGAGCGTGATCCCGATCCGGGACGTGTTCCGGCAAACGGAGATCGCGGCGGTGATCGGGCGGTACCGGGTCGGGCCGGTCATGGGGGCGATCTGATGGACCGCGAGTTCGTGATCGACGTGTCGGAGGTGGATGCGCTGGCGTTGCGGGCGCTGAACTCGGCCGGCGTGATCGAGCGGGAGATCGAGACGTTCCTGACGGACGCGGCGATCACGGTGCAAAGCCGGGCGACGCGGCTGGCGCCGGTGGATACGGGGACGCTCAAGAACAGCATCGCCTACGAGGTGACGGCGCGGCAGGCGACGGTGGGGACCGAGCTGCACTACGCGCCCTACGTGCACGAGGGGACGGGGATCTACGGGCCGCTGCGGCGCGAGATCCGGCCGGTGACGGCGAGCGTGCTGTCGTGGGTGGGACGCGACGGGCGGCGGGTGTTCGCGCGGTTCGTGCGGGGGATGCGCCCGCGGCCGTTCCTGCGTGACGCGTTCAGCCAGAGCGCGGCGGACATCCAGCGGTTCGCGGAGCGCGCGGGGGCCAACATCGCGCGCGCGGTGGCCGGCTGATGGGCATCGCGGGGATCCGGTCGGGAATCAAGGCGGTGCTCGACGCGACGCCGGGGATCAACGAAGCGCTGGCGTACCCGCCGGACAGCGTGAGCGCGGTGCCGGCGGCGTGGGTGGGGGACGCCAGGGCGACGGTGCAGATGGGGCAGCTCGAGGTGTGGACCTGGACGCTGCCGGTGACGGTGGTGGTGGCGCGGAAGGCCGTGTACGCGATGGAACAGACGGCGACGGACGCGCTGCTCGACGACGTGATGACGGAGATTCGCCAGAACTTCACGCTGAACGGAACGACCTACGGGCTGAACGTGACGGAGCTGCGGCAGGGCACGGTGACGGTAGGCGGGACGGAGTGCGTGGGGTTCACGTTGACGCTGGTGGTCAAGGAGAAGTCCGCGACCACGCTGGAGGGGTAGGCATGGGGCTGAAGTTCGTCGGGGCGGTGGACAACGAGGGGCGGCCGCTGGAGTACATCGGGTGGGCGCCGGCGCGGGATCTGACGGACGCGGAGTGCGCGGAGATCGGCGAGGAGAAGGTGGCGGCGCTGATCGCGTCGAACCTGTACGCGAAGGAGACGCCGGGGAAGCCGGCGCGGATGGCGGGCGGGAACGTGACGCCAGCGGGCAAGGCTGACGGCGAGGAGGGGTGAGATGGGAACGAACGAGACGATCCTGAGGCTGAACCAGGCGGGGCTGGAGAGCACGCGCGGGACCGCGGTGGCGGCGACGCGCAAGGTGTACGCGCAGATCGAGCCGAGCTACGAGCGGCCGCTGGCGTGGTTCACCGACACCAGCGGGACGTACACGAGCCGCCGGCGGGCGAGCTACGGGCGCGAGCGGGTGATGTTCTCGGCGACGGACGTGGCGACGTTCGAGGACCTGGCGTGGTGGTTCCAGCTGGCGCTGAAGGGCGGGGTGACTGGCACGGGCTCGGCCTCGACCGGGTACACCTACGCGTTCCAGCCGAGCCTGAGCAGCGACGATCTGAAGAGCATGACGCTGGAGTTCGGCGAGTCGGGCAACCCCTACGAAGCGGACCAGGTGATGGTGGACAGCTTCACGCTGCGGGGCGACCCGGACAATGACGCGGAGCCGGGGTTCATGCTCGAGGCGTCGATGATGGGGCGCACGGTGGCGACCACGACGTACACCACCAGCATCTCCGACCGGACGACCGAGGTGATCACGGCGCGGGG